CCTCAGTGCGTAATTATTTTAGACTCGGTATCTTCACTGATCGCAAGTCGCGACCTTGAAAAGAAGGTAGATGGAGCCTATAGGCCGGGACTTCCTAGAATACTTTCCGATTTTACTAAGAAGCTCACAACGATCGTTCCAAAGCAGAAAGTAACTGTGATATTAATCACTCACTATATTGCAGACCTTTCAAATAGCAGAAGGACAAAGACTGCTGACGGTGGTATAAAAATTCAATATCAAGCAGACACTTCTATGGAAGTTAAGTATGTCCAAGGATGGGAAGAAAAGAGCAAGCAGATTGGGCAACTGATTCACTGGAACCTCAAGACCTCGGCTCTAGGTGGATTTCCCGGATCATCCGCTGTTGGATACTTGAGATATGGATTTGGGCTGGATCACATTCAAGAGCTTTTCAACATGGCAAATGAAGTTGATTTGATATCAGCCGCTGGTGCTTGGTACACTTTTGAATACTTGTTCGATCATGTTGAAGAGATCAGAGCTTCGCTTGAAGAAAAGGGTTACGACTTATCCGATGATAAGATAAGCTCTACCCTCAAGTTCCAAGGAGCTGGAGCTTGTAGGGAGTTCATGGTTCAAAATCCAATCGTGGTTGACATACTAAGAAAAGAACTGACTTTCGATGAAAGTTAGAGGCTTTGATGGTAGAGACAGAAACTGGAGGCTTGATAAATACAAGGTCTACGGCGACGATAGTAAGAGAAGATCTTCTTATCATATAAGGGCAAGAGGTATCTTGTGCTCACTGTTACCTCACGATAGAATACTTGAGGAAGTCAAACTTCCCGGATCTAACAAACTATCGAGAGGCCTGCTAATAGCCGATTTTTACGTGCCAAGCAGGATGCTGATGGTTGAGGTTCATGGTAGGCAGCACTATGAATATGTATCTCATTTTCATGGTAATAGGTTTGAGTTTCTCAGGGCAAAGGCGAGAGACAGAGACAAAGTAAAATGGTGCGAACTGAACGAGATAAATATTGTGGAGTTGAAATACGATGAATCAGACCAACAATGGGAAGACAGAATTAGATCAGTATTACAACTATGAACCAATTGAAGAATTAATTACCAAGCTGGACAATTACCTTTTGTCAGAAGGTGTTGTGGTTAATGAAAAGAATGAAGAGGCTGAGGAGACGCTAAAGCTCGGATATGAAAAAATATTACTGCTCTCTCCAAAAGAATGTTTGGCTAAAGCGTATGTACTGTTTTCCTACTGCAACCACCTCCAGCTCATTTACAACAAACATAAAATCAGGCTCGACTGGTGCGACGACGTTCTCAACAGAACCGTCAGCCGACAGGCAGACCAGTTCGACAAGTACACAAAATGGGAACAAAAGTATCACTTAGTTATAGCTCAGGACGCTTTTGCCGAGAAGGTTTGGAACGTCAGGAGATTAGCAAACTCAAGGGTTGTCTGGTTCGACAACCTAATAAGAGATACAAGAAGAATGGCAGATACCCTTTTAGAACTAGGTAAAAAATTATGAATTTGATACAAGGCCTATCGCTGATTAAGGAAGGAATACTTTCAGATGATATTGAAAAAATTAAAGCAGGTTATGAACTACTTTCGGGAGAAAGGTTGCCAGAAGAAGTGCGAGAAGATGGGCCAGCAGATGTCGAAGATGACACCTCCGCTGCCTCCAGTCCCGCCACTACCACCGCTGCCGAAAAAGAAGTGTTGCGGAGGCAGGTGCAAGATGAAGACTTCTCAACAAACCACAACAAAAACAAATCAGTAGGTGGAAAGTACGGAAGAAGAGAATCAATTCAGGTTAGAGAGAACCAGTTTGTTGACGATGGAACAGAGGCTAAAGACAAGGCGAATATAACTCCCGATGTCGATCCCGTTCCTAGAAATAGAAAGCCAGCTAAGTTTATTAACTTGGAGTGTCATGCTTGCGGCAAGTCTTTTGAGGTAAGCGCAAGCATAGCAAGAGCTGGGGAGTACTATAGATGTGATAGGTGTGTAGGTTAATTCATGGAAGAACAACAAAATTTAGCTTCAGAGAGAGCCGTACTTGCTGGCTTAATGCAGTACGGGGCAGATGCTTTTGACGAGATCGAAGAGATAGTCGGAAACGACTCATTTACACTTGAAGAAAATCAAGTAGTATTTGCTTGTATTAAGAGATGCTTAAAGAACGATCAAGAGGTTGATATAACTTCAATCTTGAGCGCTGGCGAAAGTCTTGGTTACTCAGAGTACCTGACTAGAAAAATACCAGAGAATCACTACAGGTCTCTCGCAAACTTGGACATTAGTATTAAGGCAACACAAGACCACGCCCTACTTCTGAGGAAGCTCTGCATCAGACGACGAGCTGTTAGGGATTTACTAAGAACGGTTGAGAGGCTACAAAACTTAGATGACTCAACTTCAATAGACAACGTAATCTCGACCGCTGAAGAACCAATATTCACATTGTCGGACTCTTTGAATCAGGAGATGGACAACAAGCCAGTGCTTTTAGGAGAAGGCGTAAGAGAACACATGAAGAATGTATTCGACAATCCATGTAAACAAATCGGCATCAGTAGTGGCTTTCCAAGATACGACAAAGCAATCGGTGGAGGCTTTAGAAGAAAATGCGTAGATGTCATAGGTGCTAGGCCAAAGACTGGTAAAAGCATGTTTGCAGACGCTGTAGCAATACACGCAGCCGTCGAACTAGACATCCCAGTCCTAATACTCGACACAGAAATGTCTGAACAAGACCACTGGCACAGGATACTTGCTAGATTTAGTGGCTATGACATAAACGACATCGCTACTGGCAATGCCGCCGAACAAGCTGGCGGCAGAGAAAGTGTACTCAAGGCAATAGATAAATTTGAGAAATCCAAAATACACTACAAAAGTGTGGCTGGCAGACCCTTCGATGAGACCCTTTCTATTATAAGAAGATGGGTCAAGAAAGAAGTTGGTTCTGATGAAAATGGAAATACTAATGACTGTCTTGTAATTTACGACTACTTGAAGATAATGAGTGCTTCTGAAACTGCCGATAGGCAGGAGTATGAGGTACTTGGCCAGCAGATGATTGACTTGCACAATCTAGCAAAGAATAATGACTTTGCTTGTCTTACGTTTGTTCAACTGAATAGAGATGGGATAAGCAGGGAATCTACGGACGCTGTAGCTGGCTCCGATAGAATTATTTGGAACTGTACTAGCTTCTCAATATTCAAGCTGAAATCTGATGAAGAGATAGCTGAAGACAAAGGTGAAAGCGGCAATCGGAAATTAATTCCAATTGTTGTTAGGCACGGAGCAGGACTCGAAAACATAGGTGATTATATTAACCTAAAGATGAAGGGTTCTACTGCCGAAATTGAAGAAACAGGCACCAAGGTCGAGCTCCAAGAGCTTGGTAGGTTTAAGAAAGAGGGTTTTGATAATGAGGTTCCAGACAAACAAGAGTTTAGACTCGATGAATCAGAAGCAGAAGAAGACCCGTTCTCCTAATTTTCTCAGTCAGGAAGAGCTCGCAGAACTTTGCATCTTGGTCGCTGGCAATATGAGGGAGTTGCTAGACCACTTTGAGCTTGAATACGAGGACTTGGGTGACCTTATAAGAATGGTATGTCCAATCCATGAAGGCGCTGACAATCCTCATGGATGTACTATCCGCTTGAATCCTGAGCAGGAATTCTATGGCTGTTGGAAATGCTGGACTAACCAATGCGAGAAAGAGTTCTTTACGACACCAATTGGATTCATTAGAGCTTTGTTGTCACGAGATAGAGAAGAGAACGCAACATTCAAAGAGGCGGTTACCTTCGCTCTTAAGTTCACAAATCCAAAGTCCTTGGATAATGATTTTGACTTTGTTGAAAGAAACTTCCAAAGGATAATAAACGCAGTAAATAGTAAACCTGAGAAGAAGACCTCTGGCATAAGCAGGCAGGACGTTAGGAAAGCATTAGTGATGCCTCCTCAGTACTACATAAAAAGAGGTTACTCAAAAGAGGTATTAGACAAGTTTGACATAGGGCTGTCTATTAAAGAAGGCTCCCCAATGAAAAACAGAGTCGTCGTACCTGTTTACGATGATGACCATGAGTTTGTGATAGCCCACCTTGGAAGACAAACCACAGAACAAGACAATGGGTACAAGTGGATAAACTCCAAAAACTTTAAGAAGTCAAACTACCTATATGGATATTGGTTTGCAAAAGACAAGATCAGAGAGCTGCGCAGCGTCATACTTGTCGAAGGTCAGGGTGATGTATGGAGACTCCATGAGTCAGGAATAGAGAATGTAGTCGGAATGTTTGGAGCTAGTCTGAGCGATGCTCAGTCTAGAATTATCGAGACATCTGGAGCATTTAATGTTATCATACTAACAGACAACGACAATGCTGGAGAAAAGGCTAAGCAGACAATCAGAGAGAGGTTGGGTAGAATCTGCAAAATAATCGAGCCGCAGATACCAGCAAAAGACGTAGGCGAAATGACCGTCGAAGAGATAAAACAAACGATCGTGCCCCAAATACAGAAGTGGATCTAACATGAAGATAATAGGAATATCTGGAGCAAAGCAGGCTGGCAAGAATACATGTGCCAACTTTCTACATGGTTATCAACTGAGATATTACGAAGTTATTAGTAAATTCATGATGAACGAGTC